GCTGCTGCTGACGTAGTAGAACTCAAGAGCCTTGTGGGAGTGATGACATGAGTACCGTAAAAGCTACTAACTTCCAGAACGCCTCATCTGCTACCGTCAACATGGTAACAGATGCCAGTGGTAATTTAGCATTTGGTAACAACATAACTGTGGCTGGAAACACTACAATCACTGGTAGCCTTGTCCCGTCCTCGTCATTTCTACGCAACCGCATCATCAACGGGGATATGTTGATTGATCAGCGTAATGCTGGGGCGAGTGTTAGTGCAGCAGGACAATACACACTAGATAGATGGGTTGTTCCTACAACTCTTGGTTCTAAATTTACAGTTCAACAAAGCGCAGGAGCAGTTACTCCTCCAACAGGATTTGGAGCTTATTTAGGAGCAACTTCTTCTTCTGCCTATGCCGTATTAACGGGAGATATTTTTGCTATCTCTCAATATATTGAAGCAATTAATTTTTACGATTTAGCATGGGGGACAGCATCAGCCGCAACTGTTACTTTATCTTTTTGGGTGCGTTCTTCTTTAACAGGCACATTTGGTGGTGCGTTTCAAAACTCCGCTCAAAATCGTTCTTACCCATTTAGCTACACTATATCTGTTGCAAATACTTGGGAACAAAAATCAATAACTGTTGCTGGTGATACATCAGGAACATGGATAGGTGCAACAAACGGCGTTGGCGTAAGAGTATATTTTTCAGTTGGTACAGGAGCCACGTATAGTGGAACTGCTGGAGCATGGGTTGGTTCTCAACTTTACTCAGTTACAGGTGCAACATCAGTTGTAGGCACTAACGGTGCTACCTTATACATCACAGGCGTACAGCTTGAGGTTGGCACAGTCGCCACACCATTTGAGCGGACGTTGTACAATGATCAGTTAGCGCAGTGTCAAAGGTATTTCCAGTTAATGGACATGGGTTATGTTTACGGTTATGCACCTTCTGGAAATCAAATTACAAGTAATTACACTTTCCCTGTAGCAATGCGGACGACAGCCACTATTGCGGTAGTTACAAATCCAACATTTGGATCAGGCACGGCTGTTACATCTTATCAAGCTACGTCAAGAATGACTGCTTTTTTTATGACATCTAATGCTGGCCCATATGCAACATGGACTGGTGGTCAATTTTCATCATCAGCGGAGTTGTAAATGTATAAGCACACCATAGACCCAGTTACAAAAACAACAAATCAAACGCAGATTTTGCGTTTATCTGACGGTGCATGGATTCCCTTTGACCCCGCCAACACCGACTACCAAGCCTATCTGGCATGGTTAGCCGAGGGCAACACACCACTACCCGCTGACGAACCCGAGTAATGGAAAACTAAAATGACAATTTCGTATTTTTGGGGAATCAACTCAATGGAATCCTACCCTCAAGCTGAGGGCCAAACGGACGTTGTCATAAAAGTCAATTATTCTTGCACAGCAACAGATGAAACGTATTCTGCCGCAGTTGTAGGAATAACGAGTTTGAAATTAGACCCTGCTGTTCCTTATACCCCTTACCCTGAATTGACAGAAGAGCAAGTCGTCGGGTGGGTAAAAGTCGTTCTTGGAGAAGAGGGCGTTCAAGAACAACAAAACAGTGCCGAGCAAACGCTTGCTTATCGTTTTTATAATCCCGTCACTCTGCCAAATCCTTGGAGCGCGTGATGACCATTGACCTTCAATTCATCGCAAACCTTGCCGCGATTGTGGTGTTCGGAGTTATCGGGTATTTCTACCGTCAGTTGGTGAGTGATATTCAAAAGCTCTCGTCCACGATCAATGACATGAAGGTTGACATGCCAACGAACTACGTTCGGAAAGATGAGCTTTCAACGCACATGGTTCGCATTGAAAACATGCTAAATAAGATTTTTGACAAGCTCGACAACAAGGTGGATAAATAACATGGCCATTTCATACACTTCAAACAAAAACATTCAGATTCCTGCGTTGAATGATTTGAACTGGAACGTTCCACTCAATTCAAACTTTACTGAATTGGATCAACTTTTAGGTTCTTCTTTCCCTATTTCTATCGGGACGGGGACAACGGTTGCTTTGACTTCTGCAACAGCGGCAGTTTCAAGCGTTTATTGGTATTCGGCACAACAGCTTGTTGTTACATCAACTGGAAATTTAATAGCGAACGCGATAATAACTCTCCCTGCAAACATCACTGGCACGGGCACGATGGGCGGGTCGTGGATTGTTATCAATAACATAACAAGCGCACAAGCCGGAATTTACACTTTGACTGTTAAACCAGCGAGCGGAACTGGAGTTATAATCAAACCTGAAAAACAGGCTATTATTTTTTATGATGGAACAACTGTAGAATATGCTGACACGAATCTGTTAACCCAACTTGATACAGTTGATGGATCATTAACGGTAGCTGGGGCGACAACATTAAATGGGACAGCAACATTAAATGGTGCGACAGCAATTAATAGTACTGCAACGATTTCTGGCGCAACAACAATTAATAATACAATAAATTTTACAGATAAAATTGGGCTTAATGGGAGTTATGGTACTTCCGGCCAAGTTTTAACATCAGCAGGAGCCTCTGCCGACCCAACATGGTCAACAATAACTTCTGGGATTGGCGTAAGTCAAACATGGCAAACTGTTACAAGATCTCTTGCAACATCTTATACGAATTCAACAGGAAAACCAATAATGGTAAGTATTTCAGCAGGTTATAATAATAATAGTAAAATGTCTTTAACTGTTGGAGGAGTTGTCGTTTCTACTAATGGTAATTCATCTCAATATGTTACTTTTGGCTGTTGCCAAGCTATTGTTCCAGATGGGACCACTTACCAAGCAGACATAACTGGTTCTCTTTACGGCGGACTTTTTCAATGGGTCGAATTACGTTAATTTAAACTAACAGGAATTTATAGTGGATCCTTTTACGCTCCTTGTTTATCTCACGGCGCACAAATGAAGTACATGTTGGCGGCTGCATTTTTGGTTTTGTCAGGGTGCGAAGATCGCTACCGCTACCCATGCCAAGACCCGAAGAACTGGGACGCGCCTGAATGCAACCCGCCTATCTGCACCGCCTCTGGAACCTGTTCCGCAGACACCCTGAAACAAAACCCTTGCGGAGCAGTTGCGCGATGAGGATCAAAGAAGACGAACTCCATGCGCTTCTCCAATTTATCATTGGCATCAGCCTGTGCCTGACCCTGACAGGAACGGTGTTTGCCGTGTTGTACAGCTTGATTTTTGTGGTGCAGCCAATTGACGGGCAAGCACCAAACGACCAAGAGTTTTTCAAGTTGATTGCTCCGATCGCAACCTTCCTGACAGGAACGTTGTCGGGCATTATGTTGGGTTCTAAATCTACAGGAGGTAAGGACGATGGATCTGCTTAAAACATTTGGCCCATTGCTTGGGTCGGTCGCTCCAACCTTGGCAACCGCCTTGGGCGGTCCTTTGGCGGGTATGGCAACGAAGGCGTTGTCTATGGCGTTGCTCGGCAACGAGGACGGGTTGGAGGACGATATACGGGCGTCCTTGCTTACTGCCTCGCCTGAGCAACTTGCATCTGTCAAAAAAATTGACGCCGACTTCAAAGTCCAAATGAAAAGCCTTGATATTGATCTCGAGGCACTTGCGGTGGACGATCGCAAATCGGCAAGAGATATGCAAAAAGAAGTTAAAGACTGGATTCCTCGGGCTTTGGCGATCAGCGTCACGCTCGGATATTTCGGGATTATTGCATACGTTTTGGTTAGCGGGTTGCCGTTGAACGGGTCTGAAGTTTTGCTTATGTTGCTTGGCACTTTATCTGCCGGATGGACAGGCGTTATGGCTTTTTACTTTGGCTCTTCGTCTGGTTCGCAGAAGAAAGATGCTATGATCTACAATTCAACACCGAAAGAATGAGCCATGAAAGACAATTTTGAAGAATCACTCGCCCATGTTTTGAAATCGGAGGGTGGATACGTCGATCACCCCAAAGACCCAGGAGGAGCGACAAATTTAGGCTGCACCAAGAAAGTCTGGGAAGAATGGGTCGGCCATGAGGTAACCAAAGATGACATTAAAGCCCTCACAGTCGCCGATGTCGCCCCGCTCTACAAAGCAAAGTACTGGGACAAGTGCCGCTGTGATGACCTCCCGCATGGTGTGGATTTTGCTACTTTTGATTTGGCTATTAATAGCGGTCCTGCTCGCGCCTCCAAGTTTCTTCAAAATGCTTGTGGTGTGGTTGCTGATGGGGCTATCGGCCCTGCTACACTTGCCGCTGTAGCAAAAATGAACCCGCGTGAATTGGCATCCAAGATCTGCGAGGATCGGTTGGCTTTCTTGCAAGCATTGCCAACTTGGGGTACATTCGGCAAAGGATGGGGTCGTCGCGTGGCCGAAGTCGAAAAGACCGCTTTCAACATGGTAGGCTGACATGGTCGGATTAACATACGCAACCTACGTTGAACAAATTGCCACGATGGCGGTTGTACAAGAAACTGATCCAAATTACCTCACCATTGTTCCATCAATGATTGATTATGCCGAGTTGCGAATGCAACGCGATTTGGATTTTCTTTCGACGCAGATTAGCAATTCGTCTTATGCATTCGTTTCCGGCAACAGCACGTTGACGATCCCGACATCATCATTTGTATCTTTGCAAACTTTTGAGGTAATTGACGGGCTAGGAAATTCAACTCCGTTATTGCCGATTGGAAAAGAATATATTCAAAACGTTTATGGCTCCGGTTCAACGGCTTCTTTGCCAAAATACTTTGCCGTTTATGGCGGCGACTCCGCGACGACTGGCAAAGTATCGCAAAATATTATTGTTGGGCCAATCCCAGATGTTGCATATTCAGTTCGGTTAACTGGGACAGTTCGTTCGGATCCTTTGTCCGCAGCAAACACCACAACGTTCATCAGCGTTTATCTGCCGGATTTGTTCATCATGGCGTCAATGATTTACATTTCCGCATATCAGCGCAACTTTGGCCGACAGTCCGACGACCCTCAGATGGCTCAAAGCTACGAAAGCCAATACCAAGCTCTCAAGGCGAGTGCGTTGGTCGAAGAAAACCGCAAGAAGTTCGAGGCGGCGGCTTGGACAGCCTATTCACCATCCCCTGTCGCTTCCCCAACGAGGTAACCTTCCATGCCTCATTCAACGATGAAGCTGATTCCTGGTATTGATACCTACAAAACACCTGCCTTGAACGAGGCGGCGTTTTCAGAGTCTCAGCTTATTCGTTTTGTGCCTGACAGATCAGGCATGGGTCTTGTTCAGAAAATGGGCGGTTGGGTTGAGTGGTCAACTCAAGGGCCAATTCAAGACACTATTATGGATATCCACCCTTGGCAAAATTTGGTCGGGGATGCGGCTCTTGCTGTTGGGGCGGAAAATAGTATTACTGTTATTGATGAAGCGAGCAGAAACGAAAACGTTATTACTCCTCAGAAAATAACTTCTGATTCTCCAAAAAGCACATACACCGTAACAATAACAAACGCGACTCCGGCAGTCGTAACCGCGACAGGAAGCTCTTACCCTCCAGGAACCCCGATTGTATTTTCCACAACAGGCACTTTGCCTTCTCCGCTTGCTGTGAATACGGTTTATTATGTTGCGTCAACTTCTCCAACGCCAACAGCGAACACTTTTGGCGTGTCAACTACGGTTGGCGGGACTGGCATCGCAACAACCACGGCAGGAAGTGGCGTTCATACGGTGACCGTTCCGCTTGCCTCGACCACGAGTGGGTCATCCATCGTCACCATTTACGACACTGGGTTGGGAGTTCAGTCTGTTTCATTTACCAATGGGTCGCCGACCGTGGTCACAGCTGCTGTTGCGCCAACCCTCGACACAAACGTGGTGTTTTATGGCACGTCGCTCCCCACAGGAGTCACGCAAGGCACGACCTATTATGCTCAACCTTTGACTGCCACAACATTCAATATTTCGACAACGACTTTTGCGAGCGGCACGCTAACCCTTGTCAACACGACATCGACAGGGACAGGTACGGTTTACACCCCAGACCAGTTGAGAGCAGGGTTTTCTTCTTTTATTAAAACGCCAATCAGCGTATCAAATTTGATTGTGAGCGGGGTTTATTCAATTCAAACTTATACTGCAAGTTTGTATTTTAACGTTTATACAATTGATGTTGGGGTCGTTGCAACTTCGACAACAAACATTTCAACAATTCCGGAGTTTGATCCTGATTCAGGATTTTCAACAATTGTCGTAACTCAAGCCAATCACCCGTATCAAGATGGTTTCACGGCGACGTTTCTCACGTCAACGACCTCTGCGGGTGTAACGATTTATGGCAATTATTTTACGACATATATAAGCTCAACCCAATATCAAATAACAGCTTCGTCCGCCGCGACGAGTAGCACTGCATTTTTTATGAATTTGGGCAGTGCAGAATTTGATTATTATTACAACATTCCATCATCCTTCGCCGCTTTGGGTTATGGCTCTGGCGGATATGGCGGAGGAGGTTTTGGGGCAGGGATTCCACTTAGCTATCCTTCTGCACCGACAATAACGACCACCAATTGGACGATTAACAATTTTGGCGAGATTCTTACTGCAAACGTTCAAAACGGAGAGATTTACTACTGGTCGCCAACCTCCAACACAACAACCATGTTTTTGCTGGAAACAGCACCAGTTTCAAACACAGGCCATTTCATTGCGATGCCTTCGAGGCAAATCGTGGCTTACGGTTCAACCGTGACAGGCATTCATGACCCGTTGCTGATCCGTTGGTCAGACGCAGGAGATGCAACCGTTTGGCAAGCCGCCGCAAATAATCAAGCTGGCTCTTTTCGAATTGCAGAAGGTAGCGCAATCATTGGCGGAATTCAGGCTTCTCAACAGGCTTTGATTTGGACAGACCTTGCTCTTTGGGCAATGCAATACATTGGCTATCCGAATGTGTTTGGGTTCAACAAGCTCGCAGACGGAGTTGGGTTGATTGCGCAAAAGGCGGTTGGTATTCTTGGGAGATCAACATATTGGATGTCTCCTGGAGGATTCAACGTTTTAACTGATGGTGGTCCGCAGGATATTGCTTGTCCTGTTTGGGATCAAATATTCCAAAACTTGAACACCAGTTTGGATCCAAACGGGTTGCCTTACACCAATTTGATTCAGTGCGCCACGAACTCTATTTTCGACGAAGTGATGTGGTATTACCCATCTGCAAATTCAACGTATAACAACTCATACGTTAAATATAACACCATAATCCAATCATGGGATTACGGGTTGTTGGATCGTGCCGCTTGGTGCGATCAATCTGTTCTTGGTTCGCCGCTCGGAGCGGACAATGATGGCTACATCTGGCAACATGAAATTGGTTACGACGCTGGCAATTCACCAATGGTGTCGTCATTTGAAACGGGTTACATGCAATTGAATGATGCGGACAACTTGATTTTTATTGATCAAGTTTGGCCTGATTTTAAATGGCAAACAACCGAGCAACAATCGACTGGCTCTACGACTTCTGCAAAAGTTTATTTGACTTTTTATGGGGCGGATTATCCAGGAGATACTCCTGTTCAATATGGCCCATATGAAATGAATTTAACCACGCAGTATTTGAGCGTCAGAATTCGGAATCGTTTGTTGCGCATTTCATGCTCCACAGCGGACGCAAATGGAGTTGCGCTGAACGCAACATTTTTCCGGATTGGCGCACTGCGTTACCGTGCTCAAATTGATGGGAAATTCTGATGGCAAGTCTTGACGACATCCTCACCACCCAGAAAAACGGCGTCATTGCGATTGGCGAATACCCAAGCGCATTGGCAAAGTTTGCAGGGACGAATAGCACAAAAGAAATTCCAGCGGCGACAACTCGACAAATAAAAGCTGGCAGTGGTTGGTTTGCCAACGTTTCTGTTATTGTAGCGGGAACAACAACCGGAATCGTCTACGATTCATCAAATATTAACTCTCTAACAGGTTTAAGAATTTACATCGTCCCCAACACAGTTGGCGTTTTTCAAGTCCAAATCCCGTTTGCTGACGGCCTTGTAATCACCACTGGAACAGGGCAGGTTGCTTCTGTCACTTATACGTGAGGTCGTTATGCCGCTGAAAAAAGGTTCGTCCCAAAAAACAATAAGCTCCAATATTTCGGAGATGATGCATTCTGGCCACCCGCAAGATCAAGCTATCGCGGCGGCGTTGAACGTTGCTCGGAACACAAAGGCAATGGGCGGTGGGGGATCAACGCGGATAAAGCTAGGAAACAAAAAAACAGCCCCCAACATTAAAGGGTTTATGGATGAGTTTTATAAAAACACAAATGATCATCCGTTTGATAGCCGCACTCGCATTTTAGGGAATACAACGGTTGATCTCCAACCTCATAGTGAAGGTGTGCATCTCAGCGATATTCGATCTCTTGCACCTCGTTCTGGAGCGGGTACAGATGCCTTAAAGTATCTTACTACCCTTGCCGACAAACATAACGTGCCGCTTGATGGAACCGCGAAAGCATACCACCCAGACAAAAAGTACATTGGCTCCAATAAAAAATTGGCAAGTTGGTACGCGGACAATGGGTTCAAAGTTGACCACGATTATGATGATGATGGTGAGGGGTATGAAGTAAACTACGATCCAAACCCTCGTGAGGGCCGCGCAATGGGCGGCGGTCTTTACGCCAATATCCACGCCAAGAGGGAACGAATCGCCCACGGTTCAAAAGAGAAAATGCGGAAGCCAAATTCAAAAGGCGCACCAACCGCCAAAGCGTTTAAAATTTCTGCTCGGACGGCGAAGGCGGGTGGCGGTCCATTTGCCGACATGTCTTACACCAAAGCTGACATGTCATATACAAAACCTGATTTTCCTTATCCAATGAATAAAGTTCATGAAGGCCCGATCCACTCTCCAGTCGCCGGACGAACGGATCATTTGCCGATGAATGTTGATTCCGGATCCTATGTAATTCCGGCTGATATCATTTCAGCGATGGGCGAAGGCAACACAATGGCGGGGTTCAAGGTCGCCAGAAAGATGTTCTCCTCACAACCCTACATGCAGAACGACAAACAGCCCTACGACCCTTCTCCGAGCCCGTATGCCGAAGGCAAGCCATACGGCGCAAGAGCATCCGGCGGGGCGGCTCCTGTAGAGATTGTGGCGGCGGGTGGAGAATATGTTATAAAGCCTGATGATGTTGTTAAAATTGGTAATGGCGACATGGATCATGGGCATGAAGTTCTCGATCATTTTGTTAAACAATATCGAAAGAGAACTATTGAGACGTTGAAAAAGTTACCTGGCCCTAAGAGAGATTGATTATGGAAAAAGAACTCAGCGTTCGTGTTGGCACGCCGGAAGACATCGATGGGATGATGAAACTGGCTACTGCGGCATGCGAAGAGAACGGTTTGACCAATCCTAATCCTATGAAGCTCTTAGGCGAGCTTTGGGCGGGGCTGACAAGGGATCACGGCATTGTCGGCATCATTGGCAATCCTGAAGAGCAATTTGAAGCCGCAATCTTGTTGCGCACAGAGTCTCTTTGGTACTCGGACGATTTGACGATTGTCGAACGGGCAATTTTCGTTCATCCTGATTACCGAAGCGCAAAAGGTGGTCGGGCAAGAAAACTCTGTGAATTTGCAAAACAAGCCGCAGAAGTTTTACAATTGCCATTGGTGATTGGGATCTTGAGTTCTCATAGGGCTGAAGGCAAGGTTAGACTTTACGAACGGCAATTTGGCCCACAGTCGGGTGCTTATTGGATTTATGGCAAAAAGACAGGTGAATGGGCAGATGAAGCTCAACCTGAAAACTTGACGGAGCACTAACATGGGCGGGAAAACCGGAACCACAAGTTCAGCGACCACGATCCCTCCCGAAGTCTTGGCGCGTTACAATGCCGTGAACACTCGTGCCGAGGGCGTTGCCGCAAAGCCTTTTCAGCAATACGGCACAACTCCGGAACAATTTGTTGCTCCGTTAAATGAACAACAAAGGACAGGTCAGGCTGGCATGAACCAGTACGCCAATGCGGCGCAACCTGTTTTGAACCAAGTTCAACAAGGCTACACCCCCGAGGGTTTCTCTCAAGGCGTAAAGGGTTACATGAACCCTTACCTCGAGAGCGCGGTTGCCTCGACAAGAAATCAAATGCAAAATGTTGCGGGTCAACAGCAAGCTCAGATGAAGGGCTCCGCGATCGGCCAAGGCGCGTTTGGCGGCGATCGAGCCAATATTGGTATGGGAAACTTGATCAATCAGCAGAACCTTGCTCTCGGTCAGACGATTGGTGGCATGGAATCGCAAGGTTTCCAAAACGCCGCACAGAATTATATGTCAGGTCTTGGTCAACGTGGTCAGACAGCCCTTGCCGCCCAACAGGCGGGGCTACAGGGATCTCAGGCGCAAATCGGCGCGGGAACCCTTGGTCAACAGACTGAACAGGCCGGAAAGACCGCTCTGTACAACCAGTTCTTGCAAGAACAGGCATATCCGTATCAGGTCGCTCAATTCCTTGCAAACGTCGCAATGGGGACTGGTGCGTTGTCCGGCTCGAACACAACAACAACTCAGCCAATGTCGTTCTTCTCGGATGAACGGCTCAAAGAAGGCATTGAAAAGATCGGTAAGACCTTCGACGGTCAGGACATCATCAAGTTTCGTTACAAAGGTGAGGACGGGCCCAAGCAAATTGGCCTTTCGGCTCAGAACGTTGAAAAGCACCACCCCGAAGCCGTTGGCTTGGCTAAGGGATACAAGACCGTTGACTACGATGCGGCAACAAAAGAATCCGCTCGCCGCGGACATTTTGAAGAAGGTGGTTTGGTGTCTGAAGGCGGTGCCGTTGGCATGCAACACATGGGACAAGGGTTTGCTGATGGGGGCGGGGCTTACGATCCTTACGACCCATACTCCATTCAAAACATCATTGCTCGTCAACAAGGGTTCTTTGACAGTGGCGATCGTAGCCATGTTCCGTCGTCTCGTGCTCTATATGGCGGGATTAGCAAACATGGCCGCGTTCCGGAAGCAAACTTGCCTGTTGGTCGGTTGATGGTTTCTGAAGCACCGAGGATTCAACAAGACGATGCAATAAATCGTATGCAACAGCTTTCTAGCTTGGGTGAATCCGCGACAAAGTATTATGATAAATACCAAGAGTGGAAAGAAAAACAAGCCGTGGCAAAAGCGGCTGCAGAACCCAAAGAAGGGCTTTCAAAAACGGAAGCGCGTGGTGGCCTTGTAGGCTACGCCACCGGAGGCATGCCTTACGATTTAGATTCAGATCCTAAAAAGCTCGACATTCCGGATGATACGTCAAAAATAAAACTTCCGGATGCTAAAAACCTGCCTGGCACCATGCAAGACCCGACAATGTCGGATATCATGAAAATTGTAGGAATGTTTAAAGCAGACGGCGGTCGTGCGGGTTACGCGACAGATGGTGCGGTTGATGATAGATTCCCTGTTAAACCAGAACAGCGTCCCGCTGCTCCGGTACCAACGCCAGAAGAAGAAAAAGGTTCGCCTGCTTTTGCTCGTTCAGTAAACCGCACACTTCAATTTGAAGGCGGGTTGAACCCAAGGGATACAAACGGAACGCCATCTAAATTTGGCATTAATCAAGCTGCCAATCCTGATGTTTATGATAGCGTAAAAACTCCTAGTGATGCTTCTCAGGTTTATTATAATCGTTACTGGAAACCTCTCGGGGCAGACCAGATGGATCCAAATTTGGCTCATGTAGCTTTTGATACGGCTGTTATTTCTGGCGTTGGAAGAACTAAAAAACTTCTTGCTGAATCAGGCGGCGATCCTGAAAAGCTGTTGCAACTTCGCCAACAGTTTCAAGATGGCTTAATTGCCCAAAACCCTGAGAAGTACGGCAAGTATGAAAAATCTTGGAACAATCGCGTCAATCAATTGCGCACCGATATTGGTAGCACTCTTAATTTTCCTAAAGATCAACCACAGGCAAAAGAACAAGGCTTGGCGGGTAAGACAAGCGAACCTTCTGAAAAGAAGGGCGGGTTTGGCGATTTCTTTACCGCAGAAAATGTCGTTCCTGTTTTAACAGGCTTGGCAGGCATGGCGTCATCACGTAGTCCATTCCTTGGATCCGCTATCCTCGAGGGGCTTGGGGCGGGTGCGAACGCTTATATGGGCACGCAGAAATCTCTGGCAGATATTCGTCAGTCTGAAGCTGGTACAAAGTCTATGGAATTTGATACTCAGCGTGCGTCGTTCCAACAAACGCCTTGGGGTAATATTATGTGGGTGAGAGGGCCAAATGGGACAGCTATTCCTAAAGCCTTCTCTGACTTTAACCCAGAAACAGACATTTCTGCCGCACCACCACCGTCAGGAACTTTTAAAATTTTAGAAAGGTATTTTGGCCCACCACCGTCAGGTGGCCTTGCTTCATCTACGGATACTGTGGAAGAGCAACCAAAAGCACCTGGTCTTGTTCCAATTGAGAATATTACAGGAACTGATATTGCCCAACCTAAACTTGATTACTACGATGATAAATCAACGCAAACTGCGGTGACAGAAAGAAAAGCAAAAGGGTCAACTGCTCTTGCGGGTGGCCCAGGTGCCGAAATTCCTATTGAAATAAGCAAGGTTTACATTTCTGGCGTTAATAAAATGGGTCAGGCCGCCCGTAATAATCAAAGCAATGTTTATGAGATGGTAACCAACTTGTCTGACGTCGCCGCCGCAAAGGGGTGGGATTCGCCAGGTACAGCGTATACTACGCGCACTCAACTTTCTGGTATTGTAAATACGATAGGTCGGGTTGTCGGAGCAAAAGAAGACATTCTTGAAGGTGACACAGAACAGCAAGTAGCGAAAAAATTGGAAACTTTAGCAGGTCTCGTGCTCGCAAGCGGAGCAGGGCAAGAGAGCGTTCGCGCATTTGATGAATTGGCAAATGCTACAGCGAACCCAAGCCAGAACCCGAAAGCGTTTGCTAAGTTGTCATCTATGATGATGATGCAAAATAAAAGGTCGATCGACCAATTGAACCACGCGACTCGATACGGTAAAGAATCCGGAAACAGTTATGTTGATGCCCCCGCTGATTTTGAGCGTGTAAACCCATACGAACGTTATGTTAAAGAGGCAAAAGCCTTGGAAAATGTAATGCTCAACGACCCAGCTTTGTTTAAAGATATGATAACTGGTAAAATAGAACGTTCTTCTATTGATGCCATGTTTGAAAAAGCTGGCCTTAGAGGCATGAGCAGTTACTTTGTTGGTGGGAGTTAATCATGGTTGATGATTTACAGGAACGCTTGAACAGGGCTCTTCAAGGAACCCCACCACAGGCACCATCTATAAAAGATCGGCCAGAACCTGGTACGGTTACAAATATAACTCCTGATTGGGCAAAACAGGGTTATAACCCAGTAACTCAAACCATTGCACTTCCGAGTAATGACGAAAGACTGACGAAGGCTTTGTCAGGTCAAAAACCTGTTGCACCTTCTGAACCTGAACGTTCGGCATCATTTAATGTTGGCCGTCGTATGATGGAATCGCCTCCGAAAGATTTTTATGGTTTAAAGCCAGAGCAACAAAAACAAGCATTGTCTGGTTTGAGCGGTTTTGGTGATACGTTTACACTGGGGTTCCAACCTTGGGCAACTGCTGCCATGACAAAAGGCGCAAGTTATTTAGACCCGCGGGAATCTAATCGCGCCCAACGTGAAAAAATTCAATCTATGCCAATGAAAGATCTCGTTGAGATGGCTCGTGGCATGTCTAGCGAAGCGCAAACGCAATACCCAAAGACTGCTTTAGCGGGGCAAGCAACTGGCTTGGCGGGTTCGGTATTAGCATTGCCTGTCGTCCTTCCAAAGGCAGGAGCTATGGCGTCTGGAGCGGCTACTGGCGCATTATATGGTGGGTTGTCGGGATTGTCTAAAGATCTTAACCCAATTGATGCTTTAGAAGAAGGCGTAATAGGTGGTGTTGCGGGTGGAACTTTGGGCCCAATAGTTGAAAAAACAATTGGATCATTTTCAAAACTTTTATCAAAAGGTTTTAATATTGTTGATGAAAATGGCCTTTTAAGCCCTGCCGCCGCAAAAATTGCTAAAGAAGTTGGTTTGAGCGACATGGATATTGTCAGGCTTGGACCGTCTTTAGGTGCGTCGTTTAAAAAATATGGCATGCGGCCAGAGGCGGTTCGCATGGCTCAATTTGAAGAATTTGGCATTACGCCCACGCAAGGCATGGTGACAAAAGATCCAAAGTCCTTGATGCTTGAACAAAAATTGTCTGATACGAATTCTCCATATGCGAAGCCAACATATGAGAACATAAGACAACAGGCTGGAGAAACTGCGTCAACAATAACTGGACAACCTCTTTCAACAAGAGAAGCTGTTGATGTAGCGGTTCAATCAGCACAAGAAAAAGCACTTGCGGCAAGAACTGCTGCTTCACAGGCGTATACTGATGCTTCAAAACAAGGTGGTTTTTTCCCTCGAGAATCAATCACGAATGTTGGGGATACCATCATTCAGGAAATGGCTCGGGATCCGTCTAAGGGGTATCTTGTTACCAGTGATGCTGCTCAAGCCGCTGTAAAAAAATTGAATGAAACATTAGGTGCAGAACTTCCAATGAGGGGGCCACTTGTTCCAGGTGGGCAACCTATCACAAGCGTAAACCAAGATTTCAGGGCTGTAGAGTCTGGCAGACAAGCGTTGAATACGGCTCTCACTGATGCCATGAAAAGTGGCAATAGCACTAATGTTCGAGCCGTTAATGAAGTTATTGATCAGTTTGACAACCACATTGAAAATCAAATTTCCAATGGCGCATTTGAAAGTGAAGCATTGTCTGGGCCAGAAGTTCTTAATAAATGGAGAGAAGCTCGCTCATTATGGTCTGATTACAAATCAAAATACGGAGTTCAACGGACTGGTGAAGAGGCTGGAAATCTTCTCAAACAAATCATTGATCAGGAAAAATCATCTGATGATGTTGGCCGGATGTTGTTTAACTTTTCAACAGGTTCGGGTGACGCGAGCATGAAGGTTACGGCTATGAAAGCCATCAACCAAATGAATCGTGCTCTTGGCGCGAATAGCCCTGAAATGCAAGGCATTAAACGTTCTTTCGTCAGTGAACTTATGCAACCCGTTGATGCATCTCCGCAAGGTTTTGCTAAAACTGCCGCTCGAATTAATGATTTTGTTAATGGAAAAGGCGCGGGTGTTGCCAACAAATTTTTAACTCCTCAAGAGCGCGGTATTCTTAATCGCTTTGCAAAAGTTATGGAAAACGCTGGCTCTGTACCTAAAGATCAACTTCAACAAGAAGTTAGTAGAATTGCAGAGACGGCTAGGCTTGTAGCTCCAACTGTTTTGAGCGGTTCATCATATTTAATTGGAGCGTTGAACCCACAATTAGCTGTTGCTCTTGCAGCGGCTGGGTATATTCCAACTGCTATTAGAGCTTATAAATCTCTTCCTAGTGTTGCAAAAAAGATTGCAAACGAACCTTTCACCGGAAAAACTCCATTACCGGACGTGCCAAGCGTTCGCACAGCAGTTCCTCTGATCGGGAATGAATATTCTGAAATGGAAGAAACGGCGTTAAACAGCGTTAATGCACAGGCAGACAGAGCAAAAAATTTAATAATGCCTCGAGCCTCCGGCGGTCGCACCATGTCAAAAGACCCTGCCGCCAAGGCAATGGCCTTGATCGCAATGGCCGATCGTATTAAAAAAGAGCAAGGCAAGGACACGTCGTCCTTGCTGAATCTTGATGACACAACCGTTGCGAAAGCACTGGCTGTCGCTAACAGAGGGATCTAAAATGGAAATTACTTTTAAGCTCCACGTCAATGCCGTGAACGTTGTATTGTCAGCCCTCGCTAGGGCTCCCTACGGGGACGTAGCAGACGTTATTAACGCTATCAGGGACCAAGCCGCCCCACAGGTAGAAGCAGCCTCTAAGGCCGCTCCTGAGCCTGTTAAAGAGGATTAAAATTTGTCGTAAGACAAGTTGCGAACGACATAGCCATTTTTCTTGTGAGAGAATCTGGCTATGTCAAACGAATCAAACTGATCAGACAAAAACATCACCATCATAGCGAAGATCAAACCGTCGCCATAATGCCCGACTACATCTTTGACGGGGTTGAAGTCTTCCATCTTCCTCGAGATCTTTTTCTCGAACATTCCAATGTTATCGTCTTCCGTCAAATTGTCGAACATCGGCATATCGCAAACGTAAACGATACTTTCCGCTAAATCGTCCAATGGTGATGTATCAAATTTCAAGCTCGGGTTGGGTACGAATACCCTGTTGTATTTTACCATTTCATCAACTTCCTGTTCATTTCGTATTGTTCTTCGGGCGTTCGGAACGTGCTAGATGGGCCGTATCTGAGATGCCCAACCAACATATTAAGGAATATTCTTGCTTCAGATATGAGTGCTTTGTTCTTCTTTTCAGGGACATTTAACACTAGGCTCTCAATCATATCCACGCAACGAGATATTATCTGTTCGTCTCCTTTTAATTTCTCCGAGTATTTGTTTTTAAGTAAAAAATTTATCGCCCATATGGTGTCTTCGTCTAGCTCTATCATTTTGGTTCCTTTCCTATTTCTACAAACACAGGCGTTCCCGCACCAACCCACGCGCCACAGACATTGTATTCCATGTACTCACAGGCGTCGTGGTAATCCATGCGATCGCGCTTCATCAAAATATGAATGCATCTGTCGTAATCATATACAGCTACATCTTGATTGAACTGCCGGCCCATACCGATCAGGGCTTCTTCAAACCCGTCAGCCAATAATGCTTCATCACTCATTCTGTTACCTTTTTTGGAAAGATGCCATAATTTTTCCGCAACACCATAAGCTCCTCGATGTATCGTTCGCACTCTTTAATTAATCGCTCTCTTTCCTCGGTGAGATTTTTTATCGTCTCCAACAAAAATGAATTTCTGGTTTTTGCATTGATCACTTCATTCCTCAAAAAATTTATTTCCATTTCCTGTTCATTCATCACTCTTTCTCCTCTAATTGATTGATAGCATACGCATTAATAAACCGTGCGTGGCTCTCCCATGATTGACCGTCGAGCGGTGTCAACATTGAGATAAAAGACATTGATTCAGACAGTCTAAAAACTTCAGCTTGCAACTTGTCGCATTCAGTTCTGGCATAATCAAACCACATCTGAAGGTCTGAATTAGCTAACTTCAGTTGTTTGATTTCTTTCAGCGCATCGCTGAATGCGTGCGATGTATTCTTGGTTTGCTTTTCCAATTCAAAAAGCAAATCGTCAATAGTGTCACCGTGGCCTGTCGCCAGTCCGCAACGGATCATCATTAGAGATAATTTTTCGGTGTCATCCATCACTTCACCTCAAGGTCTGGAATGATTGTTGATGGCTTGAAGACAACGCGATAGCGATATGTGCTGACACTCGCTGATTCCATTTGCTCAGAGAAAAACGTCACATTGTCACTGAGGCCAAGGAAGTGTTTCTTGTAAGAAGATGGCCCCGTTTTGCATGTGACAGAAACTTCACGCGCCTTGTCGTTATTCCCAAGAGAGCAAAGCCCTTCAATCGTCAGTACATACTCACCAGTGATCCCATTGTAAAAAACAATGCGCCGCTGGATTTCAAACATGTCTGCCGCCTTTGACACGTTATAAGAAGCAACATCTGCTTCGCTTGTGCAACCCGCGACCCCAAGCATCAATGCTGATGCCATCAATGTTTTTTTCATTTTTTGTCCCTCCAAAACTCGATAGCCAGTTTAACAACCACCAAGACACCCGCCCATAAAAATACAATGAGTGGTATTACAAATGCCAAAATTAGAATTGTCCCCAAATCCATCATCACTCTTTCTCCTTCAGTGCATTTTCAGCAATGTCGTATGCTTCCATGTCTGACCCAGTGACATGACAGATTTTTTTCAACGCTTCCCGCAGCCGCTCAATCTCGTCGGCGGCTTCTTCCATGTCGGAGGGGTCTAAGTCTGCCCAATTAAACAATGGTGAATTTTTCCACTCACGCAACCGTTCAACGATATCCATCACTCTTTCTCCTTCAGTGCTTTACGGACCGTTCTTGTAATCTCTTTGCGAACCTTTTGGTCAGGGCTGTTCACATCTTCACAGGCTTCCAATACTGTTAAAAGAACTCCCCGCAACCGCTCTATCTCATCAGCCGCTTCAGACCACGGACCCATAAAATTCAAAACACGCAACCTACTGACAATGTCTTCCATTACGCATTCTCCCACGCCTCTGGCATTACCAATTCAAATCTGCTTCCGGATCTGCCTTTACCCACGATGTGGCTTTCCTTCGATAAGTATGTGGACAGGATCTTGACCGCGCCGTTCCGGCGTAATTTTGTTATTTGAGATTTCACGGTGTGCTCGTTCATACAAAGCATCTCACCCATCTCTTGATATGTGCCTTCAAACCAACTACCCCCGTATCGGTAGTAAAGACCAAGCCACATAATTTTTTCAGGAGAAGATAGCTTGCTCGATTTAATTACAGCCATTTCATGACTCATTTTGAATTTCCTTAATTTGATTTATTTCATAGATCATTTTCTTGATCATATCATCTAATTTCCTGACGCGAATGTCAAATTTTATCGTTTTGGCAAAATCTTTTGCAACAATTAATTTGGCAACGTTCACGTAACTTGGCCGCAGTCTTCTCATTTTTTCCTCCAGAAGGTGCTTAGAAAAATAAAAGCGGCGGTGGCAAATACCACCGACGCCGTTGTCAATAAAAATATTGTGCTACCTTCAGCTACCACTTTTCCCAACCTTTAACCTGTTGAGTTCTTCATTCAATCTGTCATGCGCCTTCTTCCAGAACAGGTTCTCATCCTGCCAATGTTGCCACAAGTGCTTGACTTCTTGGATGAGTGTGACAGCGGCCCAAATGCCCATGCCAATCCATGCCACGGTTATAAAGTCTATTGTATTAATCGTAATCATCCTACTTCTCCTTCTGTTTGAACATTGTCGGTCTCATTTTTATTCGATGAAAAGAAACCCTTCTTCTTTTCAACCTTCGGCATTGTCACGATGGACGGGAACCGCTCTTCGCCTTCCGTATCCAACGGGCCAATCTGTATCTTCTCCACCACGGTGGCTATGTCCCGCGTAATGGTGTCCGTGCCACTGTCGCAATGCAGTGAAGCAAGTGTAGCGTATCCCGCTATGTCGTCCCAGTGATCACGAAAATTTGGATCACCAGAAGCAATGCGACCAAACTTCGATGCCATGCTATCCAAGGCTTCGCGCTGTGCGTCGTTCATATGCTCCCAACCAAATTCTACCCGCATCATCTTGCGAAACTGTTGAGCAATCCTCGCTACCTCATTAAAATCGCCATGCGTATCTTGACGTTGGCTAAGTAGTTCTGTCGTTGTCATATCAAAGCATCCTCTTGTTCAATTTCTTTTTCTACTTCGTCGAGTACCTCTACCCAGTCAGAAACCACGTAAAGTCTTTTGTGTACGACGCCACCACCAAACCCTTTCAGGTGCTTTTCTAACGTGGTGATTTCGTTTGTGTTGTGGACAAAATGCGATCGACGCACGATGTTGCCCTTAACCTTGTATTCAATCTGTATCGCCCAAACGGTTGTCATTGTGTTTTCCCCTTATTTCGTTCGTAATGTCGGCACGCAATAATACCCTCTTTAGTTACCCTAATAATTTCATCTGGATCTATTTTACTGGCCAACATGAGCGTGACATAAAAGCTAAGAGCCGTCGATTGAAGAACAATTACTTTTTCCAAATCATTCGAAACTTGCTTTTTCAAAAAATTAGAAGCGGTTTTTTTCCAAACATCTTCAAGGCCTGCGCATTTTAACGCCATTGATGTAAAATCCATTACGCTACCTCCTCTTCTTTAAATGGCGACCAACAAATGCCGCTCTCGATTAACAATGACGCTGTGCGCCCATACCACCCCTGTAGAGACCATGCGGCCCCTGTATCAATCAGACACTGCCATGCGTCTGCTAACAAATCGTTATCGTCGCAACCCTCTTCGATCAGTTGCACTGCTTCAGAAATAGTCATTTTAAATCTCCTTTGAGTGAGTGGGGGCCGAAGCCCCCGTTATTCCAAAACTTGTTTCTGATGAACTTCGCCATCCAAACCGATAAACCTTAACCCCATCGCAAATTCTTCTCTATTCCTTGCTTCATCAATCGCTTCCTCAATCGTTTGAGTGGCCCAAATATTGAAAATTAATTCAGAGACAGTGTAATTCAATCCCGTGCTTTTTTTCAGCCCCAACGCATAATCTTGCGCTTCCAGAAATGATGAGGAGCAAAAAACAGCATTGTATACTGTGTGGTGCTCGACAATCGCTTTGAACGTGTCTTCGACCATTGGCGTGACATAAAACATCTTCATCTCCTTTGAGTTAGTGGGGGGACATTGTGCTTGCAATCAATGCAGCTGCAATTGCTAACTTACGCATTGTAGTTCTCCATTTTTACTGCTTTCCAGTGATTTTTCTTAATGTCCATTGTGATTGTATACGCGCTTTTAATGCGTTTGGCTTGGCTTTCACCAAAAGTGCGTGTCCATCCTTCGTGTGTGTAAATCTTGTGCCGCAGTTGACACATTGTTTTTGCAGTGAACATGTCTTCATCTCCTTTGAATGGGTGGGGGCCGAAGCCCCCGTTGTTACGCGGCAAGTGCTACACGAGGCTTCACGTCGAGGACTGGGTAGATCTTGCCGTCCTTCTTGCAAGCGTTGAGAACCTTCAACTGCTCGACGGTGACACCGTGCTCGGCGAGAGCGACCTCGTCCACAACCTTGGTGGCGCGAAGGTGAACCTTCACATTGTAAATATCGCCCTCAATCAACTCTGCACCGGAGGCAACGATCTCAGACTTGATAGCTTCGATCTGAGCGTCAAGCTCGTCGCGTTGAGCCTTGAGGGTCGCGTACTGGTCTGCAAGGGAATAATTGGTCATCTTAAAATCTCCTATTTAGGCGGAGCACCTCGCCCCGACAAAGATATGTATAAAGAGGTCTTATTCCTTATGCAAGCACTTTTTTATCTTTTTTTATAATAATAATAAGTCTTTGGAATATAAAGGTTTTCTGGCGTTTTTTTGAAACATTTTTTTAATTTTGCCAAAAAAAGATAATTTTTTTTGCAAAGAAAAAACAAAAATTTGATCCACGCCGTTCGTGCTGATGGTTATTTTGAGCATCTTGATTCCTCTAATAATTTAATAGCTTCTTCACACCCTCTGGCAACGATCACGATGTATCCAATCTGATCGAGATACTCGTGCCAACTTTTTTGTTCCGGTGCGACCACGCCGCCGCTCACTCTCTTCATCTCGATCCACGTCCACCATTCAGGTATAAAAAGGTCTGGAACGCCGCGGGAGACGCCTTCGACCTTCATTCTGGCGGCTGATGACAGACTCCGGCTTCCACCATTGGGGATAGCGAAGATCCGCACATCCCCTTTGTTTTTTCTAAACCAACTCACAAACTCGCGCTGTTCCTCATGCTCGGTTTTCATGCGGCCATTTCCGTTTGATCACCCGATAGAACTTCCCGTCCTTTCGATATTCAAGTTCTCGCGGTGGCTTACCGCCATCAAGCACCACCGCCACTTGCTCTAGATATTCTTGATGGATAAATTTATCCGTTGGGACACCTGCAGATCGAGCAATTGTTAGGATCTCTTGCGTTGCCTTCTGACCCGCGTATCCATCATGGCGGACAGGGAAATACTCGGTGACCGGAGGATCAGAATAACCACCGTAATAGGTCACAGACAGCATCTCCTTGCCGCTTGTCCGACTGATATGCCTACGCCAAGTCCAACTAGTAACATCCAGTTCTTGGCCTTGGATTCCCATGATATCGAGATTGTGCAATTGCAATTTTTTAGGTTCACCTTGCTGAGATGACATTTTAAATGATGCACCGCAACACGAACAATTTTGAGCGGCCAAATGGTTCAATTCATGACACTCCTCGCATGCCTTCATTGGCGTTTCTGTTGCTCGCGGAAACTTTGAATTTGGTGGTGGAACGACCGCCGTGATCGGGCCGTGCTTCTGCACAACACCTGCAAAGTCCAACACCAAGCAATGATCAGTGTGAGATTTTAACCGCATGCCTCGGCCTGCCATCTGTAGATATAAACCAGGCGACATCGTCGGGCGCAACATCGCAATCAAATCAATATCCGGATAATCAAAACCAGTTGTCAAAACGTTTGCATTTGTAAGAGCTCTAATGTTTCCGGCCTTATACTCTTCCAAAATCCTCTGTCGTTCTTTTTTAGGTGTGCTCCCGACAATACAGGCCGACGAGATCCCGTGCTCTTGTAAAATTTTTGCAATGTTTTCTGCATGGCTGATGCCAGTACAGAAAAACAACCATGCTTTTCGATCTCCGGCACGAGCAATCGTTTCTTTGACAATGGCTAAATTGTTTTCTTCCGTATCGACTGCCGCCTGAAGTTCCGCCTCGATATATTCCCCGCCACGTTTCTTAACCCCGCTTGCATCAAGATTTTTAACAGTATGCTTGCTTCGCAGGGGTGATAGCCACTTTTTGAACACCAACTCTGAAATTGTCACGGGCTCAAGCAAAGCATTGAACAGGGCAGGCTTATCGGTGATTAAACCATGCCCCATTCGGTACGGGGTTGCCGTCAGACCAATCACACGTAGGCTTGGGTTAATCTCCTGAAGGGCTTGGATAAACATCCGGTATGTTCCGGTTTGCGCGTGGTTCACGAGATGGCATTCGTCAATCACGACTAAATCAATATGGCCAACTTTTTCAGGGATATTATATATCGATTGGATCCCCGCAAACGTAATGTTTTGGCCTAGCTGTTTTACGCCTATACCCGCGGAGTAAATACCCAATGGTGCGTCTGGCCAATACAAAAGCATCTTCTCCGCGTTCTGCTCGATCAGTTCTTTAACGTGCGTCAACATCAGCACGCGAGTCTCTGGCCAATTCTGGATCGCGTCCTTGCACAAAGCCGCCACAACATGGCTTTTGCCACTTGCCGTGGGCATAACCAAACAAGGGTTGCCCTCATGGAGCTCAAACCACCGATATAAATCAGTGATAGATTTCTGTTGATAATCACGTAACTCCATAATCTTGCTCCTTAATTTATCCTACAATTTCTGCGCCTGGGAATGTTTCTCGCACCGCCTTGATGATCGGATTGTCACTCGCGCATCCTGAAGGATTCGCAAGGATCTCCTTACTGCTAAATACACGCACGTCCGGCGAACCGTTTTGAACGTCTTTTCCGTCAATCACGTAAACCGCGGACCACTCATTTTCTCCGGCCTTGCGTTGCCACGGCACCAGATCAGGGTGAAGAACGTGCTCAACGCATCCCTCGTGCTGAAACTCGATTGGGATCTCCGCCGAGTCGTTAAGCTCGCACCGCCAAGTGCTGTCGTCCTTCGCCGTGCTATGAGCGCACGTCCGGCAATTCACATGCTTGGTGAGTTTGGTCTCATGGCAGAATTCGTGAGCGGGGCAAAAACGGCACTGGAACCACGTTGGGTCCGTTGTCAGTGGTGGCGGCATACGATCCTCAAGCGCGATCCTCTTCGCCCGATTGATCGCCTTCTCCGCGAACTCTTTGTCGTACTTAACACGCTCGGTGTGGATGCGGTCGTCATCTTTGCAAACAGCCACATAGAGAGCGCGATCGATCCCCGTACCATGCATGTATCCTTGCATCTGAGTGTAGTGCAGAGGCTTTGACTTCTGCACGCCGTGCGCCACCAGATCATTAAACGACTTCAAACTATGCGTTTTGAACTCGGCAATATGCTTCTTGTTCGGTGCCTCCGGCACGCCGCTCGTAATGATGCCGTCAATGCTACCTGATACATGAGATCCAAAGTCTACCTTCTCTTGATAACCGTTCGTGCCCATAACAGCGAGCCCCGCATCGCGAAGATCCTGAATGATACTAATTTCTTCCTGATGACCGCGGCGGAACAACCGTAACAGGCGACCGGAAAACTTTTCTTGCACCGCCCACCGGAACGAGAGCCAAAGCCTTCGATCGCACGGGTCGCCTATCATCGAGACGCCCATGTGAGGCCGCGGCTTGCCTTGGCGGCTTTCATGCGCCGCATCAATCGCCTCTACGAGTCTGTTGGTAAATTCTGGGATCTCAACCATTTGATGACTTTCTCTGTTTGATCCGAAAAAATCCTTCCAATTCAGGCACCTGTTTCATCAGCAAACGACTATACAAAGCGCGGTGGTTGTTGCAGAGCTTGAACACCGGATCGTTCGTTGTCATGGCTCGATGAAATCGGATAATCTCAAAGATCGCCCCAATGCCATAGAAGTCTCTGCCAGACCTCTTTATGTCTAATGCAATCTTCTTGACCTCCTCATACACATGAGGGTTGTCCATGTGAAAAGCTAAAAAAGCCAACTCAATTTTATCTTTATCGTCCATTGTCATCCCCTTTTAAAAATACCCCCCCAACACCCCTCATGTCGGGAGGGCTTTTTCAGATTACTTCTTAGCCCACGGCGGTGACGCCTTACTTGTTGCCGCGGGAGTGGACTCAGAAGTCTCTGAAATCTTCGGGATCGATGCGCCGTTTACGCTCGACCATCCTTTAATGTCGTTCTGTGGACCGTATTCTTCAGATGATCGAATTGACACTTTGATCTTCAACCGAGCACCAATTAATTGATCTGTATCGTTGACGCGGTTGATGCCAATCGCGACCATCAACTCGCCAAGCTGTTGGCGAGCAATTTCTTCAGCCTTCGGATTAGCATTTTTAATGTTAAAATTGCCAAAAACCACGCGACCCTGATGCGTCGGACCCACAATGTCATAGCGAATACTAATTAACTGACCAGTACCCGCTTTGTTGTCTTTCAACTCTGCTTTGGTAATCGTGACCTCATAAATACCCGCAGGTAGTGGGTCAAAACTACTGGTGCTTTTCGGGAGTGTGTCGAGTGAAAATTCTTCGTTAAGTTGCATAATATTAACCCTTCTTGCTGATTGTGAATGAGGGCCGACCGGAAGTGGTCAGAACGCCCTTTGATAAAATGCGGGTGATTTTCTCATCCGCGGACTTCCATACCGCCACATTGATCTCAGGCTTCCACCGGAACAGGCTTTGCAAATGCTCGACCAGTCCGTTCTCCGCGGCAAGATCTTGAATTTTGTCGGCATCAACCTTGCGGTTCAAACGGCCAACAATCTTTACTGAGTACTCTCCAACCTCGTAGGAATCAGTCCCCTCTTGATCTTCCTTGATCGACAGGATCTTGATCAGTTGGTCTTCAATATCGCGACGGACCTCAACCGCATTCTTCTCGGTTTCCTTCGCCTCAATCCAACTCTGCGCCAATGGCTCAACGTTCGACGTCATTTGCCACCTATTTTCGCAATGATCTCGCCAAGATCAGGAGCTTCCCACGCGCCTAGCTTCCCACTGCGGTCTTTGGCAAGCCAGAGCCCGTCGCTGTCGCACATAAGAGCCCTCTGGGACGCTCCATCGGCATCCTTCTCAACGCGGAGCGCGAGCACCTCGTCGAAAAAGTAAGGCAAAGCCTGACCCGTTTTATTGCCAGGCATGCTCGGGGCATATGTGACCCGCCCCATCTCGTCTTGCGTCTTCTCCAACTTCGCCGACATGTAAACATGGCGATCGGGAAGATCCCGAAACGCACGAATCACGTCGGCCATCTTCTCTTGCATCGCCCCGTATGCTTGACGAGGATCCTTCGCAATCTTCTTCTCCGAGTTCAACACAACCTCGGCAATCTCGGAAATGCTATCGAGCGCGACCGAGCCGTAGCCTTTGGCTTCCTCGGAACCAGTCAGCCACTCATAAGCCTCCATGAGATCATCCATGCTACCAATCTCAATATATGGCAGATCTGCATCCTGAATTGATAAAAGACCGCCTTCAGCCGAAAGTACAATCGGCTTCGGCAACGTCGTTATCAATGTAGTCTTTCCGGCACCCGCTTGCCCATAGACAAGCAGTTTGACGCCGTTAGCGGACAAGCCGCCTGTTGTCTTTAAATTTATCGCCATTTACTCACCTCTGTTTATGTTCGGTCGGACAATCCGTTCGAACAACACTTGCAATGTAGATTTGATTTGTGCATATTGCAACCCTTGATCACATAAATTTAACAGGAGCCACAAAAAAATGACAATTACGGACATTGACGAACTACGGCGGACATTGAGAGTATTTAATATCCAAGCTGTTTCTCGGGAAACAGGTCTAAGTGCCAATGCAATTTATCGATTTCTTCGCGGCGGCAATCGTCCATCTTTTGATACGGTGTCTCGGCTTCAGCAATACCTGAAAGATTTCAAACAAAATGGCTGACTTAACAAATATTTTCGGGGGGCCGTGGTCGCCTCCGACGACAAAGGTGCTCTTGCCGCCTGAAGACCAACTCCGCGATGCCATATCAAACGCCGGAATGATCGCGCCAAACGATATTTTTCTCGATGGCAAGATCCACCGCTTTCGATCGGGGACCAAGGGCGTTGGCGGGTTCGGAGACAAAACGGGTTGGTATATAGCGTTTAACGACGGGATCCCCGCGGGACGCTTCGGGTGTTGGCGCGCGGGTATTGAACAGCACTTTCGCGCCGACATTGGCCGGAAGCTCACCGACGCCGAGGAGATCGTCAACGCTCGTAGGCTGAGAGAGGCGCAAGTCCTCCGCGACGCCGATATTCAACGGCGGCACCAAATTGCAACTCTGAACGTTGAGAAGATTTGGTCGAGTTGCACCTACGCGGATCCAGAGCACCCATACCTCAAGCGCAAGGGCATCGGCCTTCACGGGGCTCGGGTCACAGGCGACGGGCGTTTGGTTGTCCCGCTATACGACAAAGAGGGCAATATTACTTCTCTCCAATACATCGATACCGAGGGCG